TCGGATTCCCTGCTGACGTGGACCTGACATATGTCTTCAGTAATATGACCAACATCATCGACAACATGAGAAAACACCTTGACGAGTCCCTCTGAGGGTCCTAGACCTGGGATGTCTCTAAACTCATCTAGAGGAGAAGAGAGATATAGGTAAGGTCTGGGGAGACAGTATCCATAATACTCTCTCGTATCCTCTTGACAAATAGTAAAAGTTGATCTATGATAGATAGTATAAGTCTCCCCGACTTAGTACACCTATCATGGATTATTTTTATGGGAACTATTTACTGTATCGTCTGTTTAAAAAATAATAAAAAATATATTGGTAGCAGTACCAACATGTATGAGAGGATGAAAGCTCATTACAAGTCTTCAGTGTGGAGGAAGAAGAATAACCCTCTCTACGGAGACATGAAACTCTACGGTAGAGAACAATTCATCTGGGGTGTCCTAGAGGTTGTAGATGAGGAGGATATGTTAGAGAGGGAGAAACATTGGATAAGAGAATACAATACCATTGAGGAAGGTTACAACATACTGAGACCCTATCTGACGGAAGAGGAGAAGAGGGAATACAAACGGTGGAACAGAAACTTCTACAGAAATCGATCTAAATACACTGTTGACACGTCCCCCTAAACGGGTTATATTATCGGGGTCCCCAGTTCACCCCACCCAAGACTGGGACACAAGCCAAATACAAACTACAGGTAAATACGAATGTCTTTTTCAGACCTCAAAAAACAATCCTCTCTTGGTTCTCTGACACAGAAACTGGTCAAAGAAGTAGAGAAACAAAACGGTGGTGGCGGCAATGGTGCCGATGACCGTCTGTGGAAACCAGAGATGGACAAAAGTGGTAACGGATATGCTGTTATTCGTTTCCTTCCTGCTCCCGAAGGAGAAGATCTCCCTTGGGTGAAACTGTTCTCCCATGCCTTCCAAGGTCCTGGTGGTTGGTACATCGAAAACTCCCTGACTACCATTGGTGGTAAGGATCCTATCGGTGAACTGAACCGTGAATTGTGGAACACGGGTAACGAATCGGATAAGGAAACCGTTCGCAAACAAAAGCGTAAACTTTCTTTCTACGCAAACATCTACGTGGTCAAGGACCCTGCCAACCCTCAGAATGAAGGTAAGGTATTCCTGTACAAGTTTGGTAAGAAGATCTTCGACAAGATCATGGAAGCAATGCAACCTGAATTCGAAGATGAAACTCCTATCAACCCATTTGACTTCTGGCAAGGTGCCAACTTCAAACTCAAACTGAAGAAGGTTGCTGGTTACTGGAACTACGATAGTTCCGAATTCGATCGTGTGTCTCCTCTCCTGGATGACGATGAAGCGATGGAAGCAATCTGGAAGAAGCAGTATTCACTGACTGCCTTCACTGCACCCGATCAGTTCAAATCTTATGATGAACTGAAGAAGCGTCTTGATTATGTACTGGGCAACAAGTCCACCCGTCGATCAACCGTAGAGGAAGAAACTGAGTATGATAACTACGCAGCAACAGAACGAAAGACTGTCTCTGAAGAAGAGGTCATGCGAAAGCTTGAAGACTCCTATCAATCTTCAAAGACAACTTCTGACTTCAACTCTCCTGATATTACTATCAGTAAGGGAGACGATGACGAAGACCCCATGTCTTACTTCAGTAAGCTTGCTGAGTCCTGATACCAAAATCGGCCTTTGATTTCGTTTTAGGGGAGAAAAAATCTCCCCTATTTTTATGCCTTTTTATAAATAAACCAGTAACATGTTACGGGTAATGTTAAAGGAGTTTTTCTGGTTTGTAGGTTTATTTGAAGGAGAGGGTTATATCGGTATTAGTAAGGGCGACCCTGAAATTTGTATATCGATGTGCGATAAAGACGTTATGGATAGGGTCTCTGAGCTACTTGGTAAGGAACACAGATCATTTGTACCTAAAGGTAAGAGAGTCAATGGTACAGACTATCTAAGACAGTATAGAATACAAATGGCTGGTAGAAAGGCAGCATATATTATAGAAAATATCAAGCCATACATGTCAGAACGACGACAACAAAAAATAGAGGAGACATTGGCTGCATATAAACCAAAGACTACCTATAAGACTGAAGGGTATCAACCTAAGACCAAGACCCCTGTCAGTTTGCCATTTATTGAGGAAACGAAATGCTGCCTTTGATTACAAAAAGGCCGATTAAAAAATCTGAGCCAAAAATGGCCCTTTTACTTTTTTATTCGTACAATCTGATGTTCTCACCACGTACAATACGGTCTGAGACATACTGTGTTGAACCAGGTGTGTATGGCATAACAGTTTCTACATCATCGATAACCAGACCCACATAGATATCTTTAAGTAAATATATATTTCTCTTATCGTTTTGTATTCTCTCTTCGTATTCAAAGTTTGAAACTGGGTAGACAGAGGAACGAGTTACCAATTGACCGAGACCAGTATCATAGAAAGTGATACTCCAGTCACTTGGTACTATCAAACCCTTCTCAATAATAATCCTGTCTTCACTGTCTCTCACCTCATTGGTTTCATACTGTTTAGTAAGGTACATATTTGAATATGAACCATACTTATCAAGAAGATACTTATCAAATGATTGTTGAGCCAATGGCCACTCATTCTCAAAGTTGAGGATGTTATTTGATAACATCACAATCCAATCAAGATTTTCATCACCATAGATTTTATATGCAACCTCATCAGGTCTCTCATCACCAATTACCTTATACTTAGTGAAGTATGTAAGGTCTTGGAAGATATCCTCTCTAAGTTTACCTCTTTTGAATAAGTTCTTTACTTCTGTATAGTCTGAGATGTTTTGACCATCTTTGGTCCTGTCAACATACTCAAAGTTAGGAATATTTCTGAAGTATTTTTGTGCCATTAGTAACCCATCGTTTCGGTTTCATTTACAGGGATATCAGTGTCATAAATTGGTATTACTTCAGAGAAATCCATTTTAATTTCAAATGCCGTAAGTGAACCTGTCTCTTCAAAGGTTGCATATGAACCATCAGGAGTATAATTTACACTGAAGTTAGATAATGCACATGGTTTAAATTTATTTAGATATGGATGTTGACCACCGTTTTTGTAAATGTACTCAAGTTTGAAAATACGTGGAGACTTAAGAAATAAATTAAGAGGCCCTTTTTGTACAGCCATATTTCTTTTAAATGCTCGGATAATTTTTCTAATTACTTCCGATTCTTCTTTAATTCTTGGGGTTAGTCTGAAGTTGAATGAAAATGTTCTAAGATTGGGACCATTAAAAAGTAATTCAAGATTGGGGTTAATTACCATACCTGTCGTTCTTCCGACAATATTTGCCCCAACTGCTTGACCTGCAAAATATGCTGTAGCAAATTGCTTTACTTCTGGTTGTTGTAGGGCAGTCTTTAAACCTGCACCAAGGTCTGAAAAGGAACCCAAAATTCCTTTAAGATCTAGTTCTGATATTTTATCTATCGCGACTATTGCTGCATTACCTAATGCCTTTTGAACAGGATTCAATTGATCATCAGACCAATTTACTGCATTAGTCTCTGATATTTGAGGTTGCATAGGAAGGTAGACTGTCTCTGCAGCATTTTTCAAAGGTAAGTTATCAAATCTTTTTTCTCCTGACTTTAGTTTTTTATCAGGTATATAATCATATGCAGTTATACTTATATAATCGTATTGGAACTCTGGAGGTGGCTCAATTAATGGATACCTTAATAATGCTCTAGTTCTATCCCTTGGGTTTCTTTCATTTTCTTTATCGAAAGCGTCACTTATATCATCGAGAGATATGACTTGAGCATCACCGGCACCACCTCCACCACCTCCACCACCTCCTCCACCACCAGCGCGTGTAGGTACAATGGCGTCTCTATCTATAAGATCCTCTCCAGAGGTTCTTGAATCTGGTATGGTGCCATCAGAGTTCACCATAATATCTGATGCAGGATCTACTGATCCAGGCACTCTATTGTCAAAGTGACCTTTTTTTATAAGCTCTCTTTCGGTAACTGGAATACCAGCATTCACGTAATTACTTTCTGTTCTGAGAATTGTTCCTCTGATATTATTAAATGCGGTCGTTCCTTTTGTAAAAAATTGTTGATTGAATTCTTCTTGACTTAATTCTTTACCACCAATTGCTCTTTGTTGATCGTTATATATGTTTCTAAAGTTTGCTCCATTACCTTCATAAGACCATTTTGCTTCTCCATTTGCAGGTATTGATCTTGCAAGAAGAACTGGAGTTAATCTTTTTGGTTGATATAAACTGATCTCTCCCGTACGCACGTTGGTATAAGAATCTACTTTAAGACCGTTCCAAATTGCAGATGACTTAACAACGTCCGACATTATACTAGGATACTTTTAGTTATTTATCGTGAAACTTTGATATGGAATGGCTCTAAGAGTCTTCAGTTCCATGGGATATACTTTGTATAGATTACTCTGTAGTTCTTCCCAAGTATAATTTCTAAACTCACCCCAGTGATAATTAAGTCCTCTGAATCCCCATCTGAATATACCAGTCACCGCAACTAAAGGAAATCTATCGTATTCAACTCTGGGTGTCTTTGCTGTATAGATGAAAGTAAAATACTTACCAACATCAGGAACAACTTCTACTTCGGTTTGAAGCTTCTCAATGATTTCTAACATCATATCATCTTCGACCATCATGGCCTTGATACGATTGACTTCCTCTTCAGAAAATCTGTTGATTGTACTGTTCAGATACTCCTCTTGTTCTTCATCCATTAGCAGCCTTTAACTGTCTTTGTTTTGCTGGTGGGAGTGCTTTTTGTTGTGCTGGTGGGAGTGCTTTTTGTTGAGGTTCTTGAACTCTCACATTAACTTTTTGTACATCATTATTACCCTTTGAGATATTACTTGTAGGTAATGCCTTTCGTTGAGGTTGTGGTCTGATCGCAGGTCTTTGCCTACTACCAGCCATTGCTGTTGATGCTGGTCTTGCAGAGATTTGTTTGTGTTGTGGTGGTTGTTTAGCAGCAGCTGTTCTTCTTGCTACCATTGAATCCTTACCTGCAGGAAGTGCAGGACGTTCCTTACCTTGTGGTAGAGCACGTTGTTGTGTTTGGGGTTTTGAACTTCTATATGGTTGTGGTTTTCTGTCGGGTTGTTTACCTGGACCTGTTTTATCTGGTGCTGTTGCAGGTTTCATTCTATCAATAACACCCTGATCAGTCTTTTTAATTCTGTCTCTGATAGCACCACCAACACGTTTAGCAGCACCTGTGGCAGCACCTGTGGCAAGTTTACCAAGACCAGTTGATGGTCTCTTCCTAAATTCTGTATCGTAACTTACTTGATGGATACCAGAACCACCTTTACCAGATCCTGATCCGCTGATAGCAGACTGGGCAGAAGAAGATGCGTCTTCGTTAAACTGATTAAATGTCTTCATTTTTGTCCTTGATACTGACTCTTTCTCTTACATATCTTGAGTAACCAAAGGTCACTACAAGTCTCATAAAATCAGACGCTTCACCATACTGTAAGTCCATACTATTTATTTGTTTTGGGTATGCACCAATCAATGTATACTGAAGTGCTCTCTTGTCTTGACGAGATTTACTAATTCTTGAATTATTAGTAGCATCCTTTTCAAACTTTGTCAAAAATAGATTAGACTTGTAGTCATTAAAATAATTCATTCTGTAGATAGCATAATCACCGTAGTATGCTTCTCTTGCAACGGTTGGACCAACACCACTCATATAATCAACCCATGCTTCAAAGAATGCAACGGTATCATAATTATTATCTACAATGAATGTCATTGAGATCTCGTTTTCATATGCTCTTCTATAAGGTATCTCTTCTACAATACCTTGATGGTCAGCACTGACAGAATGTGTCAGGAATGAGGTCCCTGGTGTGGTTGTTTGAATACATCTCAGTTCAATGTCTTCACCCACAATATTGTATGGTAATCCACGATCCTCCATAAATGAGGATACCTTAGAGGGAGGTGTAAATTTTACGATGTAATTATTAGGAGTAGCAACGTTTAAGATCCTACTCTTAATCTGAGATGTCTTTATAGACTTTGGAGTTGGAGCTCCACCTGGTGCAGGCATCTAAATACAGTTACTATATCAATACTATGTATAACTGATGCCTAGGGGTTCGAAGTACCATCAAGGTAGATTTCATCCTCAGCATCCTGAAAAATATATGGGGGATGCGAGGAATATAGTCTACCGTAGTAGTTGGGAACTACACTTTTTAAAGTGGTGTGACAGAAACGATGCTGTTCTTAAGTATGCATCGGAGGAGTTTTCAATACCTTATGTCAGCCCAGTTGACAATCGTGTCCATAGATATTATCCTGACGGGATTGTACAGATAAGACATCAGGATGGTAGGGTGTGTCGATACATCATTGAAATTAAACCAGCAAAACAATGTGTCGAACCAAAGAAGAAGAGTAGAGTTACAAAAGCTTACATTAATGAGTGTACAACCTACGCAATAAATCAAGCAAAATGGACCGCGGCCGAGGAGTTCGCAAAAGACAATGGCGTACAATTCAAAGTCTTGACCGAACATGACCTTGGTATTCCATCCCCAAAGAAACGTAAAAAACGTAACTAAATATTTTTACTGAAATCATTATCAGATATCATGCCTTTACCAAAGATTGTTACTCCAACTTATGAACTTGAGTTGCCATCTACCAAACAAAAAATCAAATTCAGACCTTTCCTTGTAAAAGAAGAAAAACTTCTTGTTCTTGCACTTGAGAGTGAAGATACTCAACAGATTACAACTGCAATCAAAACCGTAATTAAGAACTGTATCTCCACCAGAGGTATTAAGGTTGAGGAACTTCCTACATTTGATATTGAATATCTCTTTTTAAACATTAGAGGTAAGTCTGTTGGTGAAGAAGTTGAGGTAGGTATTATTGCTCCTGATGATGGTGAGACATCGATTAACGTTAAGATTGACCTTGAGGATATCAAGGTAGTGGAGAATGAAAATCATTCAAAACAAATCAAACTTGACGACACTTTGATGATGGAGATGAAGTATCCGTCACTGGACCAGTTCATCAAGAACAACTTTGACTTTGATGATAACTCTGTTGATAAATCATTTGAATTGATTGCAACTTGTATTGACAAGATTTATAGTGAAGAAGAGGTGTGGTCAACTGCTGATGTTACTAATAAAGAAGTAATCGAATTCCTTGAACAGATGAGTTCAACTCAGTTCAAAGAGATTGAAAAGTTCTTTGAGACAATGCCTAAGTTATCTCATACTATTGAGGTAAAAAATCCCGTCACTAAAGTAAAGAGTACTGTTGTACTGGAAGGGTTATCAAGTTTTTTCGGATAGGCCTTGTCCACATGGATCTGGAGAACTACTTCAGATTAACTTTTGCCTTGATGCAGTACCATAAATATTCATTAACAGAGCTTGAAAATATGATGCCTTGGGAACGAGACATCTACGTTGCATTACTCCAAGAACATCTTGAGGAAGAAGAGCAAAAGATGAAGGCAAGGAATGGCTAGAGACCCCGCTAGACTAAGAAAGGCTTACGAAGTTAAACTCGGCAAGAACCTTGTCGATAAACTTTCTGATGCTCAAATTGCTCAACTATCAAAATACTATAATTCACTCAACGAAAGAGAACAATCTAAAATTGATAGTGAACTTATTCAAGGTAGATCGAATGACTTCACTGATATTGCAAGAGGACTTGCAGGTGAATTTGATGAGAAAGGTAATATTAGAAATATAACTAAACAAAATGTAAAGACTGCAAAAAAGTCAAACAAAAAACAACAAGAAATACCAGATGGTCTTGATGACCTTCTGAAAGAAATCAGAGATGATGTAGATACTCTCAAAAAAGAAAAGGGTGATCAAAAGAAAGGTAAGACTGCTGCAATAGTAAAGAGTGTTACTCAAAAGAAAACTAAACCATCTAAGAGTGAAGATATAGATCCAAGAATTCTAAGTCTCCTTGGGTTAGAAGATGTCAGTGACTTAGATTACGATACATATAAAACTCTCTTAAAAGAGAGAATGATGGCTGCCAGGATGTCTGGTAGTAAAATTCCTACTGAGGAAAGTGAATTAATTGATGATGAATATAAAAAGGTAAAGTCAAGGTCTGGTAGATTTAAACCAAAGTCTAGGAAAAAGACTGTAAAGACATCAAACTTTGTTAATAAAAAACCTAAATCAAAACCTACTGGACCAACCAAAGTTCAGACAGATAAGTTACTTCCATCATCCACATCAGCATCAACTCCTGAAAGTGTAAAGGTAGATCTCCAAGAGGATGTACAAGAGAAACTTGTCCCTATTTCAAAGTCTCTTAGTAATATTGAGAGTAACTTACAAAAACTTTTAAAGATAAATCAGGATAAATTAGAACTTGAAAAGGAAACTGCAAGAAAACTTGCTGCGAAGGAAGAGACTGAAGGGTTCAGAGAGAAGGAAGCAAAACTTGAAGGAGATAAAAAGAAAGGTAAAAAGATTGAGAAAGCATTAGAACCAGCGAAAGGTATCTTCGATATGATCGGAGATTTCTTTAAGAATATTTTACTTGGTGGTGCAGTCAATCTTATCATGGATATTGTTACAAATCCTGGTAAGTATTTGAAACCTATCATTGATTTTGGTAATTTTATAATTGACTTTATTAATGATAAGATCATTAAATTTATCAATGATATAGTATTTGCACCTATCAATGCATATATTGGCCTATGGAATACAGCATTCAATGAGTTAGAATGGGCTCTTAAGCAAATAGCGAAGGTTATTCCTGGTACCCCAACACCAAAACTACCAAGAATACCTATAGTTGCACTTCCATATATTAAACCTATTCAATATCCTCAATGGATGCAACAACAAGAAGGTGGTGGTCAAGTAATAGACATCAAGAACCTTTCACTCTTTGATGGTGGTGCCATTGACAAATTGACTGGTCTTCAAATCAAAGGTATGGGTAAGGACACTCAGTTGATTGCTGCACAACCTGGTGAAATTATGATGAGTAAGAAGGCCGTCGATATGTACGGTGCCGACAATCTTCTTGCTGCCAATGCATTGGCAGGTGGTAGTAACAAACCTAAGTTTGGTAAAATCCAAGGTTTTCAAGGTGGTGGTCAGGTAGGTAAAGTTATTATTGGTGCAGGTCATGCTCCAACACCATCAAATGCTGCACGAGGTATAGAATTGGGGTCAGACGGTAGACCAGTCTGGGGTACTGCTGATGATAATAGGGAAGGCACCAATCCAAATCCTACATATGTTAAAGAGTGGCAAGCAACGAGACACGTCGTAAATACACTTAAGACCCTTGTACAACAGAGAGGACTAAGTGATAAGATTGGATTTAGAGACATCTATACTTGGGCTGGAATGAAAACTGTGCCCAGAGAGGTTGAGAGTGTGAGAGGACAGCAGTATGTTGACCTTCACTTTGATGCAAGAGGATATGGTAGAGCAGGTGTATTACCTTCTGCTAATGAGTCAGCCACTGACCGTTCACTGATGAATGTGTTTGGTAGACATGATCCATACTTTGACCCAAGTAGTAAAGGTGTCACTGCAGGGGGCGGTACATTATTGGAGTTGGCTCGTATTGATGACCCAGCTATTCGTGGATTGTTAGAAGAGGTCAAGAGAGGACAACAGGGTCCTGCTTCTATGCGAATGGCAGAGAAGATATTGAGAGGTATCTTACCTAGTGTTGGTGCTTCACCAGTACAAGCAGATGATTTATCTGGCGCACCTCCTGCACCTGTTCTTCCTCCACCTCCAGGTGGACAGGTGTCTAGACCACAATTGAATATGAATATTCAACCTTATCAACCTTATGGGGGTGGTACAGCAGTTCTTCCTGTTCCTATGAGTGGTCAGACAACTAACAGTGCGGCAAGTGCGGCACAAAAACAAGTACCAGGATTCTCTGCTGAGGATTTAAATAATTTTGACCTTATTGTTGTCAAATCAATCTATAATATAGTAGGATAAGACATGGTATTACCCTTAGTAGGAGCAGCAGCAAGAGGTTTATTAATGGGTGCCGCCAAAGGTGGGGCCAAGAAGGCTGTCATGGGTGGTGCCAAGAAGTTTGTCAAAGGTAAGGCAAAAGAGACTGCAAAACAGACTGCAGCAAAGAGGACTCAAGACCTTGGTAGAAAAGTATCTAAAAAGGTATCGACACCCAAGACAAAGAAGGTAAAGGCAATTAAATTACCAAAGTCTGTCTATAGGGATAATCAATCAAGTAAGTCCACACAAACATCTGGTACGGCATCATTTGAGTCTATCAGTAAACAACTTGACAATATTAATAATACAACTTCAGCACTTGTTAAGGCGAGTGAGGCTGAGAGTAAAGCAAAGAAAGAAGCTGCTAGTGATTTAAAAGATAAACAAAGAATTGAGAAGGCTAGAAAAAAGGAAGAGGAATTAGAGAAGAAGAAAGGTGGTAGTGGTATTTTATCAGTCGGTAAGACGATTGGTAAGAACTTTGGTATTTTTGACTTCTTAAGTAACATAGCAATGGGAGGTTTGGTAGCATTCCTCCTCAATAACTACGAAACCATTGAGAATTTATTCACCACCTTAGGTAAGAACTTCCAAAATCCTTTTAACTTGTTAAAGGGTGTCATTACAGGAATTTCCTCAGTATTTGCTGGTCCTATCAAGGGCATTTTCAATACCACATGGAAAGCTTTGAGTAAGGGTGGTCAACTTCTGAGCAAGAAGATGGGTCAACTCCTTCCTCTTGCAAATAAAACTTTTGGTTCTCTTGGTCAGGGAATTGTTAATTTTACAAAAAATGTAACAGGTCAAGTAACTGGTCAAGGTGCAAAGGGTGTCACCAAACAAGTTACAAAGAACCCTGGAAATGTAGCATCTCAGACATCAAAGTCATTAGCAAAAACTGCACCAAAGACTGCAGTACAACAAGCATCTAAGGCCACTGCCAACAATGTAATGGGCAAAGGTGCAACAAGACTTTTAAAAATTGGAAATATATTTAAGAGAGTTCCTGTTGTTGGTGGACTTATCAGTGTTTTTATTGATATGTTACTGGGCGAACCACTTGACAGAGCTGTAGTTGGAGCAATCGGTGGTGGTATCGGTGCCTGGATTGGTGGTGGTATTGGTTCTGTTGTATTACCTTTTGCAGGCACAGCTGCTGGTGCTATTCTTGGTGGTATGATTGGTGACTGGGCAGGTAAAGCATTATATGAATTGATTAAAGAGAAGATGGGTCTTGTTCCACCTGTTGACCCTAAAGATAGGGTGGGTCCTGGTGGAGTAGCTGGAACAGGATTGACCCAACAGCAATTTGATGAAAGAAAAAATATGAGACCTGGCTATACTACAATGATCAATGGAAAACAAATGGTATGGAATGGATTACAATTTGTAGAACCATCTCAATATACACCACCAGCTGGAGGAACTGCTACATCAACTGGTACTGCTTCATCAGGTGGGACAAGAAGTGGTGCATCACCTACTGGCTACTCATCAAATCTAGGTCCTTCATCTAGTGCACAAAGATTATACAATACTTTAGGTATTACTGCATCACAGTGGAAGACATATAAAGATACTCTGGCATCTATTGAGACATCTGGGTATAGTCTCAGAGATTCTTATGGTGCGATTGGTGGAAGTGGCAATCGATACGATGGTCGATATCAAATGGGTGCTGCTGCTAAAATTGATGCAGCAAATATATTAGGCATACCAGTTCCATCAAGAGCTGAATTTAGAAACAATCCTCAACTCCAGGAGGATATGATTCTTGCTCATGCAGTACAAAATCATAGGTTACTATCAGGGAGAAAGGGATCTCAACGATATAGAGATGCCAGTGGTGTTGAAAGGCTTTCTTATTTGGGATTTGCTCACAACCAAGGATGGGTCCATGCGGCAAACTGGTTAGACTCTAACATGACCAAAGATCCAACTCGTGATGGATTTGGAACTTCTGGAACTAAGTTTACTAAAGCATTGAGGAGAGCCTTTGGTCAACCTGCACAAACATCTCAGTCACAACAAACTACACAACCTGCACAACTTGCATTAGATGTTCAGGCAGCTCAGGCAGCTCAGACAGGTACAGGTGTCATCAGTGATATGGGAGCCACAACTGGGGGAATGAAGGGTGACATGGTAAGTGGTTTCCCTGTCACATCTGGTTATGGTCAACGATGGGGAAGACTACATGGAGGTATTGATATTGGAACACCAGAAGGAACATATGTTGCATTGGATGTTGATGTTGAAATTGTCTATTCAGGTTTACATGGATCAAGAGTAGGAAAGGGTTATGGCAATGTCGTTGATGCCTGGGCACCATCTCTTGGATTACAGTTTAGACTGGCACACTTAAATGAAAGATTTTGTAGTGCAGGTCAAAAGATACCTGCAGGTGTTCCTCTTGGTAGAACTGGTGGAGCGAAAGGTGATGTAGGTAGAGGTAGTTCTACTGGACCACACCTTCACTTTGAGGTTGATAACACAAGGAATGCTACAAGATATGGTGGTATGGGTAATCCTTCAGCATATGTTGGTCACTTGATTTTGAGTGCCAAAGGACCAGAAGGAGCAGCACCTAATATAACCGCACAGTTGTCACCTAATCAACCTGGTGCTCGTCCAGACGTGAACATCAATAGACGTGGATCTTATGATCAAATGTATGGTCAAGGTGGTATCACACCTATTCCTATTCCTGGTCAACAACCATCAGGAGGAGGTGGACGAAGTGGTGGACCTATGATGAGTGCATCTACTTCAGACGTAGTAAATAGTTATTACAAGTCTCAACTTATGGGATTCTTATATAAACAGGGATAATGCCATCACAAAACGCACCAGCATCTCCTGGTAACATTCAAAAATTTAAGATTAGTTCTAATCAATCTGATAAAGCGATTGACTTATCTGGTGGTGTGGTTGAGTTTAGATACTACGAAAGTGTGTTATCTAATAATGTTACCGCAACCGCAGTGGTTGTTGATAGTGGATATGAAAGTGATGGTGGTAGTATCAGAGCATCCAAGGGTGTTCTTGATGCTCTACCAATCAGAGGTGGTGAAAGAACTGACATCGTAATTGAAGACAATAAAGAAAATAAACTCTCCTTTCAATCTTTACAGGGTCTTTATGTCAATAGAGTGAGAGATGCTGACCCTGGTACATCAAAGGACGTATTTTTTGTTGACTTTGCATCGAAAGAA